ATCCTGCACAGTTCATCATTGGCGACTTGAACAGCACCACAGTGACCGTCACTGACAACGTTACAAACGCCCCAGCCGATTGGACCGGCAACAAGTATTTCTTTGACGGCACTACATGGACGTTGAACCCTGATTGGGTAGACCCAACACTTGACGACGAGGAATAAACAATATGCGCATCATTGGTAACGCTGGAAAAGCGAGAGAAGTACAGGCCGTTGCCAGTGGTGCGTTGTCCACAGGTGATGCTGTTGTTGTGAACAGTGATGGGACTGTGAGTGCGGCGGCTTTAGAAAACGTTACTCAAGCTAATGGGTCAAGGACAGCTTTTAACGCCACACGTACAAATTGGACAAGTTCTGCATTCGACAGTTTAAACAATAAGGTTGTAATTGCTTACAGGAACCAAGATGACTCAGAGCATGGCTATGCTGTTGTAGGCACTGTAAGCGACACATCAATAAGTTTTGGAACACCCGTAAAGTTTAATGCGGGTAATTCAGAGTACATCTCTATTGTTTATGATGCTAACGCTCAAAAGGTGGTGATCTGTTATACAGACGCAAGCAATTCTGATTACGGTACTGCAATAGTGGGTACTGTTTCCGGCACTTCAATAAGTTTTGGAACTGAGGTGGTTTTTGTTTCCTCCACGGCTCGCTTCGTTAGTGCCGTTTACGATAGCAACTCCAATAAGGTTGTAATTGCCTATGTCAATTCTTCTTATTGGGGCAAAGCTATTGTAGGTACAGTATCAGGAACCTCAATATCGTTTGGCGCTGAAAATGGGTATCAAAGCAGTCGTGTAGATCACCCGACTGTAGGCTTTGATAGCACAAACAATAAAGCCGTTATTATGTTTTCAGATGACGGTAATGGTAATTATCTCACTGGAATTGTTGCAACTGTAAGCGGAACAGGCATTAGCTTTGGATCAAAAGTGTCATCGGGCTTTGCAACTTACGAAAACAACTCAAGTATTGATATTGCCTTTGATAGCGCAAATGGCAAAATAGTTGTTGTCACACAAAGCGACGCGTCACCTAACAAGCCGACAGCATTAGTTGCAACTGTGTCTGGAACAAGTTTAAGTTTTGGGTCACCTGTTACTATTAATACTAATTTAACGACAGGTCAGATGCGGGTGGTCTATGACAGTGTGGCAGGCAAGATTAATGTGTTTTATGCCGATAGAACGTCAGATGATGACTTAGTGTATAATGTAGGCACAGTAAGCGGAACAGGCATTAGCTTTGGACCAAAAATTACTTTGATAGCTGCAACCACAGCTTTCGATAGGCCGTATGATTATCCAGCAGTTACATATGATAGCAATCAACAAAGAGTTATTTACTCTTATATGATTGGTTATTCTATAAATACAAACAGAATTGGTGAAAGTATAGTTATAAGAAACGCAGCATCAATTCCCAACCTCACCTCCGAAAACTACATCGGCACAGCCGCCAGCGGCGCACCTAGTGGGCAAGGCTCTAAGATCAACATCAAGGGCGCTGTGGACGAGAGCCAATCTGGCTTAACCGCAGGCCAGAGCTACTACGTCCAGACGGACGGCACATTAAGTACAACTGCCGGAGACCCAAGTGTATTCGCTGGCACTGCTGTAGCTGCAACCAAACTTATCGTGAAGGGCTAAGACATGGCACTAGACACAATTCCAAAGCAAGAGGGCGGTAAGCTCAAGGCCGTTGCATCTGGAACACTGCCCAGTGGACAGCCTGTTGTTGTAAATGCTGATGGAACTGTGAGTGTTATTGGCGGCGCTTCTGAGGCTCTTGGGTCTGAGTCAATCTTCAATTCTGGAGTTACAGACACGCCTTCTTCTGCATATGATGTAAATTCTGGTAAAGTGGTAATTGTATATCGTGATGAGGCAAATTCAGACTATATTGTCGCCGTTGTTGGCACTGTATCTGGTTCGTCAATTAGCTTTGGAACAGAAGTCGTTGTTGATAGTGTAGCTGTAAACACTGACTTACCAATAGTCTATGATGCTAACGCTCAAAAAGTTGTTGTGTTTTACTATGACGGCAGCGGAAACTCTCAAAAAGCAAAAGTTGGCACAGTCAGTGGCACATCTATTTCTTTTGGCTCGTCTACTCAGATCACAACACAGAGGCCATCTAGCATGGCGGCTGCTTACGATGCTAATGCGCAAAAGGTAGTATACTTTTTTGTTGATGCAGGAGGTTTTGCAGATGGTGGGTATCCAAACGCAATTGTGGGAACTGTATCTGGCACATCTATTAGTTTTGGTTCAAATACTGCCATAAAAAATGCCTCATCAGATTATTTATCTATTGCCTATGATAGCAATGCACAGAAAGTTGTTGCTTGTTGGCAAGACCAAGGCAACTCAAATTATGGCACTGCTGCTGTAGGTACAATTTCAGGAACATCTATTAGCTTTGGAGCTCCTGTTGTTTTCCAAAATGCTTCAACAGAATATACTAATGCTGCTTTTGATAGCTCTAACAATAAGGTAGTGATTGTCTATCAAGAAGGCGGTGCAAATAACGACTGTTATGTAATAGTTGGCACAGTTAGTGGCACAAGCATTAGTTTTGGAACAAGGGTGCAGATTACCCCTAACACAACCAATAACCACGGTATAACTTATGACGCAACAGCCCAAAGAGTAGTTATTACATATAGAGATCGTGGAGGCTCAGATTATGGAAAGTATGTAATTGGTGAAGTTAGCGGCACAAGTATTACCCTAGAAACTCCTGTGGTTTTTTCAGCTACCACAACAGATCACCCGTCTCTTTCTTATGATAGTGCAAATAGTAAAGTTGTAATATCTTACAGGGGTACGTCGAATTATGGTCGTTCAAAAGTTTTGCAAGTGGGGTACACCACTCTCACCTCAGAAAACTACATCGGCATCTCCACTGGCGGCGCTGTAGCTGACGGCGGCAACGCAAATGTCGGTATTGTCGGCAGCGTTAGCGACGAGCAGTCAGGCTTAACAGCTGGTCAGCAATACTATGTGCAGGCAGATGGCACTCTAAGCGAGACCCCTGCTGACCCAAGCGTCTTGGCGGGAACGGCAATATCTGCTACAAAGATGCTAGTGAAAACATAAGGCGAAACCATGCCGCTAATCCCTCTCAAGCTCCCAGCTGGTCAGTATCGCAACGGAACTGAATATCAGTCTCAGGGCCGGTGGCGCGACGCAAACTTAATCCGCTGGCATGAGGGCGCTTTGCGCCCCGTTGGCGGCTGGCGTCAGCGTGGTTCTGTTGATCTGAATGGCGTGGCGCGCACAATGGTTGCGTGGGAAGACAACTCCAATAGTCGCCGCGTGGCTTTTGGCACGCACAACAAGCTGTACGCGATGAACGCCGGCAACACTATCAGCGACATCACCCCGTCTGGCTTTACTGCCGGCCGCGTGGACGCAACGGCGTTTACTGGCTACAGCGCCAGTACGTTTGGCAGCGGTCAATACGGCCTTCCGTCTGAGGACACCGGCAACATTTTGCGAGCCACCACATGGAGCCTAGAAAACTGGGGCGAGTTCCTTCTAGGCTGCACCGCTGATGACGGAAAGATTTACCAGTGGACGCTCAACAGCAGCACCCCGGCGGCGGTTCTATCGAATGCGCCCACCGGATGCTCGAGCATGATGGTAACGGAAGAGCGCTTTGTTTTTGCGTTTGGCGCTGGCGGCGACCCTCGGAAGGTTGCGTGGTCAGACCGCGAAGACAACAACACATGGACGGCGGCCAATACAAACGAGGCTGGCGACATTCAAATCCAAACCAACGGCGTAATCCTAAAGGGGCTGCGCACACGCGGACAGTCTCTGATCCTCACCGATCAGGACGCTCACACAGCCACATACAGCGGCCCTCCTTTCGTGTACGGCTTTGAGCGGGTCGGAACATCATGTGGCCTTGTAGCCGCCAACGCCGCGGCGTCAATTGACGAGGGCGTTGTGTGGATGGGCCAGAGGTCGTTCTTTGTGTATTCCGGCGGAGCGGTGCAATCTCTGAACTGTGACGTTGCAGATTATGTATTCAGCGACATAAACAGCGACCAGAAGTCGAAAGTCCACGCCGTAGTAAATAGCCGCTTCAACGAAATATGGTGGTTCTACCCCAGCGGAGGCAGCACTGAATGCGACAAGTATGTGTGCTTTGACTACGCAGAAAAGATATGGACTACTGGCGACATAGATCGCACCGCCGGCGTGGATCGCGGCGTATTCCGTCAGCCGTTTTGGATTGCTGCGGATGGCACCCTGTACGAGCAAGAGGTTGGATTTAACTACGGCACCCAAACTCCGTTTGCTGAAACTGGGCCGATCTCCATTGGCGTCGGTGAGCAGGTCATGGCGGTGCGCGGCATGATCCCAGACGAGAAGACGCTGGGCGACGTGAACGCCACATTCAAAACGCGCTTCTACCCGACCGACACTGAGCGTGATTACGGCCCGTTTAACATGGCTAACCCAACAAGCCTTCGGTTCACTGGGCGCCAGATTAGAATGCGTGTGACGGGCGACGCTTCGTCGGATTGGCGCGTCGGCATCATGCGGCTTGACGCTGCCCCCGGCGGCAAAAGATGAGCCGGATGCTGCCACCTATTACTATGGACTTGAGCCAGTGGGCCGAAAACCTGCGGCGCTATCTTGGGCGCGCTCTGGACCAGCTCGGCTTTAAGGAAACTTATTCATCGGCTTCTGAAAATGGCGTGATGCTATGGGACAACGTGAATGGCTACCCGGTGGTCTCAAAGAACGGTGAGTGGCGTCAGGTTGTGCTTGAGGACGGCCACGGCGACTTTTACATTGCCGCAGACGTAACGGCGGCAAGCGCAAACACAGAATACAAATTAACCTACACAGCTGAAGCATCAAATAGCGGCATAACTCTGGGATCGCCAGCAACTAGAATTGTGTTTGAGGAAGCTGGGGAGTACGTTATATCTTTCTCGGCGCAGATTTCATCTACATCCGCAAGCACTGTTCATTTTTATTTTTGGCCAAGCGTTAACGGTACAGACATCAACAACAGCGCGATGACGACTGCACTGCACCAAAATAACGCAACTTTAATTACGTCTAGGACGCAAATATTTACAGTCGCAGCCAATGATTACCTTGAGGTCAACTGGATGGTGGACAGCACTGCTGGCTTCCTAAACGCCACAGCAGCAGCGTCCCCTGTACCAAATATTCCGGCGTCAACGCTGTCAATTACGAGGTTGCACGGATGACCAGTGAAAACGTCATAAAGGTCAGTTTCGAGCCGCAGCAAGACCCCAAGGTGGAAATGTTCGCCGTTTTGCCGGAGAACCTTCCATCGGTGATCGACGACGCGCGCCGCTTCATAGCGATGTCCACCGCGCGACAGGATAACGTAAGCGCCGATCACATCATCCAAGATCTATATGATGGCATGTCACTATTGTGGATGGTTTACGTCGACGGCACACCAATGGCGTCAGTCGTGACCTGTATTCTGCACCACCCGTTGCGGCGCAATCTGAAGATTGAGTGGATGGGCGGAGAGGACATGCACCTCTGGGCCGGCGAGGCGCTGGCCACTTTGACAAAAATAGCGAAAGAAGCTAAAATGGACGCGATTGAAACTGACGGTCGCAAGGGGTTTGCGAAATACGCAGAAGCGGCTTCCTTCCGTGAAACGCGCAGGCATTATGAGATGGAGCTGAGCTGATGAGTTCGACTAAGACGCAAACAACTAAAATGCCTCAATGGCAAGAAGATTTCATCCGCGAAAACATCTTGCCGCGCGGCATTGAAATCGCAGATCAAGAATACACGCCATACGAAGGCGAGATGATCGCCGGCATGACGCCGCTGCAAGAGCAGGCAATGTCTGGCTTTGGCAACCTCAACATGGGCGGCCAGACTTACGATCAGGCGATAGGCGTGCAGCAAGGTCTCACCAGCTTCAACCCGGCCGACATGGCTGCGGCTCAGCTCGGGCAGGCGCAGACAATGCAAGGCGTCGGGGCGGTAGACGCCGCGCGCGCTCCGGGGCAGATCGGCGTCGACACGCTGGCGACAACAAACTTCGACGCGTATATGTCGCCGTACACTCAAAACGTAATCAACCGCAGCCTCGAGACACTTGGCGGCGCCCAAGAGCAGGCGTTAAACAAGCTGGGCGCTCAAGCGACTGCGGCTCGAGCTTTTGGCGGCTCCCGCCAAGGTGTGGCAGAAGCCGGCACGCGCGAGGCTTACGGCAAGCAGGCGGCAGACCTTGTCGCCGGACTGCAAGAGAAGGCGTTTACGCAGGCGCTTGGCTCCGGCCAGTTTGACATTGGAAACGTGCAGCAGGCTCGCGCATTGCAGTCTGGTCAGCAGATGACAGCTGAGACACTTGGCCAGCAAGCGAGGGAAGCTGCGGCGGCACGCGATCAGGCGGCACGCGCCGGCAACATGGCGGCGGCCAACCAGTTTGCGCAGCAGCAGGCACAACTTCAGCAGGCTGCAAACGCCGCGAACTATCAGGGGCAATTCCAGACTGCGGGCATACAGTCGGCAGCAGCTAACGCAATGGGCAGCCTCGCTGGCCAGCGCTTACAGTCAGAAATGGCGGGCCTCAACGCGCAGATGGCGGCGGGCGAGCAGGCTCGAGCCCTCGAGCAAGCTCAGCTTCAATCAGATTACGCCATGTTCGAGAAAGAGCAGGGGTATCCGCTCACGCAGCTTAACGCGCTTCTGGCGGCGGGATCTGGCGTTCCGGCAGGCCTCGGGACCGTCACAAGCCGCGATCCGTTTGGCGGGTTGACGGCGGTTGGCAACTTGCTCGGCGGCGCTGGCTCAGCGGCTAAAGGCTACAAAATGATGTACCCGTAAGAAAAACGCAGTGATTTATGTAAACGGATTGGACGATAAGCATGGAACCGTATCTACTGACACAAGAGGACATCGACAAGCTGGTGGCCCTCAACAAGGACATGAACGGCGTCCCGGTGGGCGCAGAGGCGACGTCAACTGAGATCGAGGCACTGGGCATCCAGCCAGCAGCGCCTGCCGTTACACCCGTTACTGCGCCTGCCGTTACACCCGTTACTGCGCCAGTAGCCGAGGCAGCGCCGGTCGTGACTGCGCCGGTCGTTACTGCGCCGGTCGCCGCTCCTGCCGCTGATCCAGCCACAAGCGGCGCATCAACGCTCCAGCAGCTACTGGCCGCGCAGGCCACTCCAGCCACCCCGACAGATCCATACGCGAACCTGAGCAAGACGCAGCGCCGCATGTTGGCGTTTTCTGCCTTAGAAGACGCAGGGGCATCACTGGCGGGGCGGCAGGGTGGAAACTTCAACGCCATGCTCGGCCGCTTAAACGAGCAGGCCGATATGCAGCGTAAGGCTACGGCTGCGGCGCAGCGCAATCAGCTTCTAGGGGGTGGACTGGCCAGCCGTGAGGCAATACTTGGCGCGGCTGCGCAAGGCTTGATTGACGGGCCGACAGCTAAGCTGATGATCGAGGAGCTGGATCGCCAGAAAACTCAAGGGACGGAAATATCTGGCAAGGCGGCACTCATTGCGCGTATTGACGCGCTGATTAATGACCCAAACTTGGAAGACGCTCTGGGCCTTGAAGGCATTGTCCGGGGGTTTGTCTCAAGCGTTGGCCTCGACGAGAATGTTGCCCGAGTTAATGAGATGATAAAGCAGATCCGCGGCGACGTGTTCTTGCAGGCGTTTGAAAAGCTGAAGGGCGGCGGCCAGATTACTGAGTTGGAAGGCATTAAGGCTGAGCAAGCTATGGCCCGCCTCGGCCAGATGCAGAGCCACGGAGATTATGTAAACTCACTCAAGGAGCTGCGCTTCTACGTTGATATTTTCTCACGCAGGATGCAAGGAGAGAACATCCCCGACGAGATGATCTACACTCCGGGGCAAGGTCCGCAGGGCGGTTCGACAGATCCACTTAGCGATGAAGACTTGGATAATCTTTACCCGCCATCAACTCCAACAAACTAGGAGATTACTATGGCCTCCACGGCAGCACAGTTAAGAGACCAAGCGCGGCAGGCACATGCGGCTGGAGACAGTTCCGCGGCCGCTCGCTTTATGGAGCGCGCAAGAGCGGCAGAGGTAGAGGCTTCCGCCATAAACGTGCCCGAAGGGTCCACGCTGCTGAAGCAGTACCCAGACGGCGGTTACATCACGCAAAACCGCAAGACGCGGCAGATGAATTATGTGAACCCAGAGGGCGCATATGTATCCGCGGATCAGGGAACCATAACCAGCATTATGCGTGAGGGCGGAAATTTCAAAAAAGTTGTGGGAGGCGAAATGTCCCGCGACGTGGTCGGCGAGGGCCTCACCTCACTGGCAAGTGGGTTTGGTGGGGGCATCCCAGCGGTGCGCGGATATATTGCACAGGCCGGAGCCAAGGCCAGTGAGCTCGGCAGCCAGTTTACTGGGAACCAGCCGATCAGCGAGGAAACCATCCGCGCAGCCATAGGGTCTCAGGAGGCGCAGTACCCGGCGGCAACTGGCCTTGCTCGAACAGCAACTGGCGCAGCGACAGGCGTCGCGCTTGGCGCCGATAAGCTAATTAACAGCGCAAACCCTTTAATTCGATTGCTGCAAGGCGTTGGCGTTGGCGGCGGCTTGGGAGCAGCCGAGGGCGCAATAGCGGGCTACGGTGAAGGCGGCGCGGAAGAAGCGGCACGGCAGGCGCAAATTGGCGGCGTGTTTGGCACTGCCGCTGGATTTGTTGCGCCGCTCGCTGGGGCAATCGCCGGCGGTATCAGCAGGTTTAAAGCAGAGGCGCCGGTAAAGGCTGAAATTCGCAGCATTGGGGCAAAGGGCGACGCGCAAAGGATTATAAAAGACGCAATAGAGGCGGACGGATCGAGCGCTGTGCTCGCGGCTTCCACTGGCACTCCATATGGCTCAATCGCCACGCTGGGGCCAAATATGTCAAACCTGCTAGATGTAGTAGCCAACACTCCCGGCTCCGGCGCGGCAATCATTAGAAAGAACCTAAACGAAACGTCTATCGCGGCGTCAGACGATCTCAACAGATCTCTCGACGACGTTCTTGGGAAGCTACCAGAGAAGCCACAGTCACTGGCTGGGCAGCAGCGAGAGATAATGGATCTTACAAAGCAAGATCGTTACAATCTGTATGGGGAGGCATACGACGTTGAAATCATGCCGGGAGACGAGGCGTCTGATAGAGTGCTAGAATTGTTCTCTCGACTAGAGCCGGAAGAAATGAACCGCGCCGCGCGCCTCATGCGCAGGGAGGGCTTCGACGAAGATTTCATGCTGCCTACCGCTGTAAGTGAAGACGCCGTAAACGAGATCAGGAAAAGATCTGACGCAAACGAATTGTCGATCTCTAGCAATCAGGACGGCACATACACCGTCATGCGGGCTCCGACTGTTAAGTCTATCGACTATCTGACACGCACATTAATTGACGACGCCGAAGCGGCCAAGAGGGCTGGCAGGTTTGGAGATTACAGCGCAATTCTAAAGCAATCCATGCAGCTTCGTCAGGCCGTGGACGAGGTCAGTCCGTCATATGCCGCCGCGCGCGCAGCTGGCAAGGACGCCATAGACCAGAGGTTGGCCGCAGAATTGGGTGACGGTCTTCTCAGCCCAAATGTGTCAAGAGAAGAGGTGAGCATCGCTCTTGAGGCTATGGGGCCAGTCGAGATCCAGCAGGTTAGAAGGGCTCTAAGAAACAAGATTGACGACATAGCGGCAAACGCAAGGGTCAGCCCTGTCCGAAAAGCAGACGCTGAAGTGGTCGAGGCTTTGGCAACTCTTAGAACGCTAAACACTCGAGCCGTGGCAGACAAGTTGCGCATGGTTTTGGGTGATGTCGGGTTTGAAAAGCTATCAAGTCAGATCAGGAACACTGGCGACGCGATGATGATGTCAGCAGCCGTCACGCAAAATTCTAAAACCGCGATACGCCAGCTCGTTGAGGAACGCTTTAAGCAGCTGATCGGCCCAAGTATGGGCGAGCGTGTTGGCCAGCAAGGGCTGTTAAACGCACCAGTGGCTGCCGCAACAGAAATGGCACTTACCGGCGGAACCCAAGCCGACCGCATTGCGGGAGCCAAAGAGCAGCTTGCGCCAATTTTGTCTCGGCGTATGACGCCGGACGATTTGATGCGTCAGGCGCAAACTATTGAGCGAGCTGCCCCCGCAATAGCCGCAGCCCGAGAAACTGGGGCTGCGACAAGGGCTAACGTCACAAGCGGCATTTTGGGCGCTGGCATTGCACAGCAGCCAGCCGGAGCGGACCCCATTATTGAGCCGTACCCCGACCTTCTAAGGATGCTCGCCGGCCCCCGCTAACCGCTATTTCTTAGCAGCTTTCTTAGGCGCGGCCTTCTTTGGCTGCGTCTCAAGCGCGTCTGCGGCTGCGCGGTGCAGCATTGCCGACTGGTCTTGGATGATGGTGGCCGCCTGCTCGCAGAATTTGAACAGCGCCATTATGTTTGTTACGCGGTGCGGGTTGTTAAGATTGCGCACCAGTTCCTTTGTGTCGTCGTCTAGCATGTGATCCTCCATAAATTTCACTCTGGCAGCCTATAACATTTTTTTCCGTTTGTGAACATTTTGTGCTTGCAAGGGTGTGCTGTTACCCCTATGTTAACAATATACACAGAAACAAAGGAACACGAAAATGACAATGGCAGCAGCAATCGAAACAATCGACGCATCAAAACTCAACATGTCTCAAAAGCGAGCAGCACTTCGCTTGATGTCTGCAATGAAGAAAAACACGCAGAGTTCAATCGAGGGAGATGCTCCAGAGTATGACTTGCGCATTGATGCCGCCGATCAAGGCTCATACGTCAGCTTCTGCTGCTTCGGGGAAGGCACGTTATACGACACCACCTTGTCTGTTGTTATCGGCCCACGCGGTGGGAAAAAAGTTTTGCGCGCTGATAGGCGGTTCTCACGCATTGGTGGCGGCGCAAGCAAATTTTACATTTAACGCAACATGGGGGCCATGCGCCCCCATAAACCGGGAGAAACATAATGACGCCAACTGCGCAAGACTGGGCGATCCTCGCCACATGGATGTCACTCTGCGGGCTGTTGATCGCCTGCACCGTGACCGCTAATGTAACTGATGAAACAATGCGCCCAAAGGCGCGACCAACACACTGGGAGGCCACGCATGGCTAACAACTACTCACGCTCCGACATCCTCGACATGGCGAGCGAATGTATCACGAAAGACCGGGCTGCGACGCACGGCGACATGGAGGAAAACTTCTCGACGATTGCGGCGTACTGGAGCATCCACTTGGGAGTTGAGGTGACTGCCGCAGATTGCGCAATTATGTGCGCACAGATAAAAATTGCTCGCCTCAAGTCTAACACCGGCCACGCCGACAACTGGGTGGATCTGGTCGGGTACGCCGCCTGCGGCGGTGAGCTGGCCGCTGAGCGCACGGAGGGCTCGACATGAACCCCGGCTGGGAAGACATCGCACCGACGCTTGTGGCGTGCGCTGAGTGCCACGGCGAGGGAACTGTTGAGGAGGGCCGCGCATACCCTCACAACGCAGGTCGAGACATCGGCGAAATCATAATGGAGACCGTATCGTGTCCAGAGTGCGGAGGCATGGGCGAGATCCCGCCGCCAGAGGAAGAGGAGGAAGACGTATGAAGTATGACCCGGAGGCGCTGACGCGTCACGTCATTGCCTGCGCGGAGCAGGGCATGTCTCAGGCCGACGTGGCAGACTTGCTGCGCGTGTCGCGCTCAACGATCCACCGCATCACTAGTAAGTTAAACATCAAACTGGAAAGGAAGCCCCGTGAGTACGGACCAAACTCAGATCATTATCGGACGCCTCGAGCGGATAACGAGCATCATGCTGGCGGAGCAGAAGACGGCGATGCGGCCAAACCTGAAGCAGCGGCTGGAGGAATTCCAAGCCCTATTAGACGCTCTCAGGCGCGCGACCAACGTGAAGCCGCAGAGCGACTGAAGGCAAGGCTGGAGGGCGTCACAGATAAGCATGAACGGTACGAGATCACATACGGCCACTGCGTTTGGGAATACGAGCAGGCCATGTATCGAGCGGGCAAACGTGACCTGCTGCCGTCTGGACCGCGTAGGCCACTGACAACCTCCCCGTCCATGCTGGTGGCCGCTGAGAAAAGCAAACAGCACAGCATCGAGCAAGGCAACCGCCTGTTCGCGCTGATACCGTATGACCAGCGCGTGACCGCCTCA